GAGCCGTACCAGATCCCGTCGAGCCGACCGCGCGTCCCGCTCTCCTCGTTCACGACAAGAGGCCACAGCATTCGACCTTCGGCGTCAGGCGCGAACTTCGACCTCGGGTTGGCCGGAACCGTACCCTCCAGAAGGCTGGCGACGGTCGGCCGCATGGTTAGGAGGCGAGCGGTCTGCCATGCCGTTCCGGTGATCCCTCGACCAACGAACACCTGATCCGTGGAGGTCGTGTTGGCGCCTGCCGAACTTGAGAAGGCACAGAGCAGTTGCCCGAGGGGGAGGTCGGCGGCCGAGTAGGGCACGATCGGAAAGACGCCAAAGTGACTGCGCGGCGAGCCGGTCGTGGCGTTCGCGGCACCTGCCGCACTTGGTCCCGGCCCCTCAGCGACGATGAAGAAGTGGGTCGGACCACCATACATCGTCACAGTGAAATTGTCGGTCAGGGTGGTCGTGCCGTGGAAGCAGTACAGTGTCTTGGTCGCTCCGTCGCCGTTCAGAACAGTGAACGTGAAGTACTGCGCCGAGATGGCATCCAGCCTGATCCGCACCAGCCGGTCGGCGCCAACAGGGTTGGTGAACGTGTACGGGTACGCAGCACCACTGCGGGTCCATCCACAGGTGCCCTCAAGAAAGCTCGTGAGGGTCGCGAGGAAGGTGTTCCCGCTGGTGCTTGTGTTCAGAGTAGGCATGTCAGCTCCTAGATCGTTTCCGTACGCATGCCAACCGCGTCCAAGCCCCTGTAACCCAGTGCGCGCTGGGATGAGCTGTTGGAGGACTGGCGATAGGTCCAGTCGGCTCCATCAAGAGGGGAGTCGACTGCGCCAGTGCTATGGGGGGTGGCCGGGTAAGTGGGGTCGCCGGGGTAGTACGCAATTCGCCCGAGGGTCTCGATCTTGAGGCTGTCGATGTTCAGTGCGGACTGACCCGTGACCCGGGCCCACCGCATGCCGTTGAAGCGGCCACTTGAAGAACTCGCTCCAGTCGATCCATCGTTCGTGAACAGACGGTTCGTCCAGTTGACAGCATCGGTGCTGGTGTCAACCTTCCAGCGCGTGTAGAAGCCAAACGGAGACGCCCCGGTCTCGGTGGGGTTTGCCCCGCTCCGCTCCACGCAGCCGGTAACCCGGATCCACGTCCCCGCCGTAATGGCAGGGATGTAGACGACTGAGTTGCTCGAGGCGGGCCAGCTCGCGTAGTCACCCCACGCAATGGCGCCCTTGGTGTCGGACGCGCCAGCGATGAGCCCTGCGATGTTGGTTCCGTTTCCGTTGGAGTTGATCCCCAGGCACCAGAAGCCGGCCTCATCCCGGAACATCCAGGCGATCTGCCCGGACCCACCCTGGTACTGGAAGGTGTTGCGCCACACCAGCCCGAGTGCCTTGTTGTCTCGATCGTAGAGGTCCTTGCCGATGAACGGGGCCCAGGCTGACGGCGAGGTCGAGGGGCTGGCGTTGCAGACCAGGCGGTTGGATGCGATCGTCGTATTCGACGACGGCGCGACGAGCTCCAGGTGGCCTGTCGGGGGGATCTGCGCGCTGGCCGCGCTCCAGTTTCCGGACGCCCGGTTGAAGTTGTCCTCCAGGAGCGTTTCCGACATTCCAGTGCCGGCCTCAGCGAACCCGACCACCTTGAGCGCATTGACCTGGCGAGATCCGCCGTCGCTCCACGCCCCGGCGTAGTTGGTCACAGCCGATCGCGCGTGACTGTTCCAGTAGACGGAGCCATTCGTCTGCTTTTGGATGTCGCCCATGTGCTTGGCATTGCCATCGAGACCAAAGGTCAGGAGAAATCGGTCCTCGGCGGAGATCAGGCCCATCTCGATGGCATCGCCAGGGTTGATCCCGACGGGGATCGGGTATTCGATGTAGGGCTTAGCACCCTGCGTTGCGGTAGTGTTGAAGAAGTTGTTGGTCCTGACGCCCTCGATCCAGATCCTCAGGTAGAGGTCGTTGTTCGCGGCCTTGAGAACCCCGGCGTACACGCCGCTCGAGAGGTTCTGGCTAGACACGGGCACGCCGATGCAGACGCCAATACCCTCCTGAAGAGGAGCCTTGAGGGTCACCGTGCCCGTGTGGTAGGGGCACGACTTGAGCAGGAACTGCTTGGTCTGGCCACCCGGCAAACTCCCGGCAGAGAACACGGCAGAGCCGGCCCCGGACTGAGTCCAGGAGCCGGTCTGCGTGAACCCAGAGGACCCGAGGGTGTCGCTTCCGCCGAGGAAGACCCGATCAGTCTTCTGGGTGGGACGAAGGTCAGACACCCAGCGTCTCCGATCAGGTCAGGGTGACGGTGATGTCCCCGGTGAGCAGCGTGTAGGTGCCCTGGGAACCGTAGGTCTCCGGGGCGGAGAGAGCCTGGCCGCCGTAGAACGTGGTGCCAGCCGCGTTCCAGAAGCCGAGGTGCGTGATGGTCGTGCCACCGGGCACGTCGAAGACGACGTCGCCAGTCGAGGCGATGACGCCGTTGGTGGCAGCGCCGAAGGCGACAGCCTCCTTGGCGTACGCCGGGGAACCACCAGTGACCTCGTTGGCGCCACTGGTCGACGGGTCGGCGGTGTGCAGAGACACACGAAGGACGGCAGCGCCCAGCGCATTGAGCGCCACGCCCTTGCCTGCGTTGTTCAGGGGCATCTGGAACCTCCGAGAGAAAGATCAGGTCGATGAAGGGATCGGTAACGCGGGCACCGAGATTGCGCTAGGCGAAGTCGACGATTCCGACCTCGGCGAAGTACAGGCGCGGCCCGTCTGGCGCGACCGTCTCGGAGTCAGCGGCATACCTGAAGGTTTCGACGTCCATCCAAGACACGATCACGTCGGGGTCGTCGAGGTAGTTGATGAGCGGGATGGCCTCGCCCCACACGAGTCGACCCTCGTAGCGATCCTTGAGGTCACTCAGAACGGCACTTGCCAGCGCGTCGGTACTGGCGTAGAAGCCGATGCTGACCAAGTAGGGCTGCTCGGTGAAGTTGGAGCCCATCTCGATGCCCTCGCCGTCACCGGGAAGCGGCATCGAAACGGCCATCGTGTTCTCAACGGGCGTCGAAGACCCGTCCGGGAACTCGTCGATGATCCTGACTGGACTGCCAGCGGTGAGTGGGTAGACGGCCGAAGGTGCCGTAGTGACCACCTCAACCAGATTGTTCGCCGGGTTCTTGACGGCCCTGGTGGTCGTTCCGGCCATCCATCGACAGGCGATCAACGTGTTGGCCAGGTCGTCGGCAACCGACTCCTGAATCATGCGTGGGCGGTGCCGGATGTACGGCTCATAAGAGGTCACTTCTCGTCCAGGGCGTAGAAGGTGAGGACGTGGACACCGACGTCGAAGAGCCCCAGGCCCTCCGTCTCGTACCCGTAGGCGTAGCGGTCACCGTTGTAGCGGAGCTCCTTGCAGCCATTGACCTGGGCAAACTCCTCGTCGAGGAGTGTGACGACGGCCTTGGTGGGACGAAATGAACCCACCGGCAACTCGTCTGCGTCTGCCGGCTGGATCTCGATGGCGCAGTCCACGAGAACCTCGCCGCCAGGGATTTCCACGGTGCGGATCTCGGGGTCGAGGGGAACGCCGTCGCGGTCTGTGCGCGGATTCGCAACGGCGGAGCCGTTCTTGACGTAGGACTTGCCCGCCGAGGGGAAGATGAATGTCGCCCGACGCGCAGGGTCGGGAGGGGAGCCCATCTGCATCGCAAAGCGGATCGCGTTGCGGAACGTGGTTGGGTCGAAGGTGGCGGAGATTCCCAGGGCGGGATTGGGCTGAGCCATGTCACATCTCCGTCAGTTCGAGCCCGCCCCAGTACGAGAGCCCGCTGTACGAGCGAACGCTGAGGGCGTCGACCGCCGCGTCGAGGGCCATGCCGCCGTCAACGGTTTCGAGCAGGCGGTCCTTTGTGGCCTTCAACTGCTTGAGCTGCTCGACCAGCATGGTCGCCGAGTTCTGCTGCTCGAACTCCACAGGCCCAGCCTTGGCCGAGAACTGGGTGTTCAGGTTCAGGATCCGGTTCCGCAGTACCTTGATGCCCGCGTACAAGATGATGAGTGAGACCTGCGCTCGAGGCAGGTCCTCTCCGCCGACCTCAAGGGGCGTGATCAGCCCCTCCTCGTCACACGTCCAGTCCTGGACGAAGCCATCGAGGGACGCTTCCCAGAAGGCGTCCGAGAGGTAGCCGACCATGTCGTCCTCGGTTGCCGCCGTGAAGACGTCGATCCCAGGAGGGTTCACCTCGCGCAGCAGCGAAGGGACGTGGTCGTAGAGATCGACTGCCATTCGCTACCTCCAAGTTGCGTACCCACGAGAGTGATCGGCTAATGACGGGGCGAGACGCAGGACGTGTCCATAGCAGCCGACAAGGAACCCCGGATGGGGCCGGCCGGACAGCCTTACGCCCAAGCATGCGTTCCGGGGAGGCGCTTGACGCCTCGCCCCGTCACACCCCCGCACGGAGAGCGGGGGCTCGCGGTGTAGCTAGGAGGCCCTTGCTGCGGCGGCCTTGGTCCGCGCCTCGCCGCCACGGGACGACGGAGCCGAGGAGCGGCCCATCGACTCGTACTGGGCGCGGTCCTTCTGCGTGATCTGGGTCTTCGGCTTGACGTCGCCGAGACGGTCCTGGACGGCCTTGTAGCGCTTCAGCGAGATGTCGAGGTCGCCCTGGTCGGCGATGTCGATCATGCGCTGGAGGGTGGACGGCGAGTCGATGACCGTCATCCACTCGTCCCAGGCCCGCTGCGACGAGACCAGGATGGATCCGATCTCCTCGTCGCTGAGCGCGTTGGGGTTGCTCTCGATGTTGACCGAGTCGGGAACCGTGACGGGGCGGAAGGACCCGTTCCGGAACGGGTTGTCGGACTCGTTGAGGATGCGGTCCTCGGTGATGAGGCGCTCCTCGGTGGTGATCATGAAGTTGCGCCGACCCGTGATGAGCTCATGGACCTCGTCGCCACGACGGTCCAGCTTGATGATGTCGTTGCCGGAGGTCGAGATGTTCTCCCACGTCTCGACGAACTCGCGGTCATCCTCGGTGATGCTGCCCTTGGGCATGTCGCTCTCCTCTGTTCCAGGCCCCCAAGGCGGGGGATCAGTTCCACATGAGTGTTCGGATCAAATGGCGTTCGGATTGCGTTTCTGCGGCAGAACCCGCTCAGCCAAAGTTCAGACGCCCGGCCAAACGCCAGAAACACCAAGGGCCCCCACCCCCCGGAGGAGAGGTGGGAGCCCTTGGCTCGATGCGTCAGATCAGGCGCTGATCGACGAGTCGATGATGCGGCGCGAGCGCTCAGGGTGGTGGATGAGCACGCCCGTGTCCCGACGGGACAGGTAGTGCCAGTACCAGTTGTCGAGCTCGCTGAACTCCTTGGACTGGAGGCCGCCGTAGAAGGCGAACTTGCCGACGTCGCGGGAGATGACCCACAGCTCGTTGGCAGGGGCGTACGCAGCCCCCTCCTCGTCCTTGTAGTTCTTCAGGGAGACGACGCGAGCGCCACGGTAGACGCCCAGGGCGCCCTTCTGGCGGATCTCCTCCTGGGTCTCGTTGGAGTACCCAGTGAAGTCCATGATCTGGTCGACCATGGTCGGCCGGCCGACGATCACGACCTCGCCCGTCTTCGACTCGTCGCGAACGCCACGGATGGCAGCGTCCAGAGTCGCCTTCGACAGGCCAGCGGCGGTGCTGTAGTACGGCGAACCGCTGGGCACAGCCTCGGCGAGCACGGTGCGGATGCGGCGGTTGACCTCCGCGTCCATCCGGGTGATCGCCAGGTCGCGCAGAGCCTGCGCCGACTCAGCGAAGTTCGTGAGGAACTTGTCCTCGAACTCCCAGACGTGAACACCGATCATGTCGCGGGGCACCTCGGTGACCTCGGAGGTGAGCTCCGACGCCTCGATGTAACCACCACGGGCCATGTAGAACGCCTTCAGGCCGGTGGTCTCACGGACCATCACCCGACCGTTGAAGTCCGTCCGCTCGGTCTCGATGAGGTTGTCCACCAGGGTGGTGTACTCGAACCCCTGGAGGATCGACTCCGTGAGGTCCTCAGCGAAGTCACGACGCCACGAGGGGTCGTTCCAGTTTGCGCGGGCCTCCTCGTTCGCCGCCTCCATGATCTCGAGACGCTTCGCGTTCTCTTCCGGAGTGCGGCCGAAGGAATCGACCATCTTCTTGGTTGCAGACATGTTGGGAACTACACCCCCTCTCAGAAGTTGAGCGTGGCCTCGACCACGCCAGTCGTCGTGTTGACGGACTCCACGGTGAGCCAGTTGCCATCGGTGGTGCCGTTGGCGACCTTGAAGGCTCCGGAGCCGTCCGGAGTGAGCTGCGCGCCCAGGGCGAGGCTGCCCAGAACGACGGAGCCCGCGAGCAGGTTGTTGGCCGGGATGACCCGACCGTCAGCGAGGGTCTTGGCGGCCGAGTTCTTCAGCCAGACCTTGACGCCCTTACCCGAGACGCGCTGCACGAACTGGTTCGCAGGAACCGCGTCGAAGTCG